AGCAGGCTCGCGACGACGGCTAGTAGTGACTTCAATTTCGGAACGGGAGACTTTACGGTCGAGATTTGGATCAACTTTTCTTCTCTTTCCTCGAGCCCCACCGTCTTCGATTTCAGGCCTGCAGGCGTAAATGGATTTTACCCAAATGTGGACACCGGAACTCTTGGAAGCGTGAGGTACTTTTTGAACAATGCCACAGCTATAAGTGGCGCGAATGGAACTCTTGTTACTGGCACCAACTACCATATTGCGCTTTCGCGCGTGTCGAGCGTCACACGCCTCTTTGTCAACGGCGTTCAGGCCGGAAGCGACTTTGCCGACTCGAACACTTACGCCAATGGCGTGCCTTGCATATTTGAGAACGCTAACACGGGCAATAGCAAGCTAAGTGGAAAGCTCGACGAATTCCGCATTACGAAGGGCGTCGGCCGTTATGCGGCAAATTTCACGCCTCCGACCTTGCCGTTCCCGAACGCTTAAAGCAATGGGCCAGCTCTACGACAGTGCGGCAATCTACGACTGGGACGGCACCTACGACGAAGGCCTGCCCGTACCGATCGTTGCGCCGAGCAAGGTTGCGATGGAGCGCGTGCGCTATCTCGGCGGCATTGCTCAACAGTCCGAGCAGCGCATACCTTGGTCGAACGCGCGCACTGGGGCGCTGGAGGTGCGCGCGCCGATCGAACAGGGCGCTCCGGTAAATAGCGAAGTGCGCGCGCACTGGAAAAATCCATCGCCTAAAGGTAGCCAGCTGCGCGTCGATTTCGCTGCAGCGAAGGCGCGCGAATCGATGGTACGCATGCACTGGTCGAAGGTCGACGGCCGCAGCGCTGCAACGCGCCTCCGCCTCGACAATGCGGCGCGCAAGCTCTCGTCGCTGCTGCGGGCGCCCTGGGCCAACGTGCACGCCAGGCAGGCTGCCACGGCGCTTATTTGGGGCGCCGCGATTGCGCGAATGTTCCCGACCCAACTGCCCTGGGCCGATGCCGCAGCGCGCGGCGCTCAGGTGCGCCTGCGCTGGCGGCCGGGCTACCCGTACCGTTCTGGCTACACCATCACCTTCGACGGCGATCCGGATCCCGTTCCTGGCTCGACGATCGTCATCCCCCCGGCCGAGATCTACTTCATGATCCCCACACTCACGATCGTGCGTGATTCCGACGCAGCCGACATCGGCGCGATCAACGCGACGGTGCGCATCGATGCGAATAGCTACGCCTGGACGCTCGACGCGACGATTCCCTTCAAGAACCTGCCACTCGTCGATCCGCTGACGCGCAGCGAGCCGGAATCGGTGTTATGCACGATCAACGGCTGGCAGTTTCGCTTCCTGATCGAGGGCGCCGACGGCGATCGCAAGTTCGGCGTCACAGGCTGCAGGATTCGCGGCCGCGGCCAGCCGGCGCTGCTAGGCTCGAAGTACTCGCCGCAGGTCAACTTCACATCCGGAACTGGTGAAGACGCTTCGCAGCTGGCCAGCGACTTAATGCCTGGCGGCTGGACGCTGAACTGGAATTCGCCGGACTGGCTCGTCCCGGCTGGGCTATTCACCTATGCGGACCTCGCTCCGATCGACGCGCTAGCGCAGCTGTGCAACGCGATCGGCAGCACGATCCTGCCGGACCAGGTCGACAAAATCCTGACCGTGCAGCCGTATTACCCGATCAACCCATGGGACTGGTCGACGTCGACGCCGTATGCCGATATCCCGGCATCGTTCCTCACCACGCTTTCCGGGACCTTTGACGGCCCGTTCACCGATTTCAACGGCATCGTCGTGAGCGGCCAGAACGGCGGCGTCGCCGGCAAGATCAAACGCACAGGCACCGACGGCACGCCGGAGCTGCCGCCGGTGAACGACATGCTGATCTGCGACATCGTGCCGGCGACCGAGCGCGGCCGCATCGAGATCGCCAAGGCAAACAAGCGCAAGACGGAAAGCATCCGCGCGCTACTGCTTCCGCCAGGCGGCGTCGACAATCCCGGCGTCTTCCAGCCTGGCCAGCTGCTCAAGATCACTGAGCGCGCTGAATGGGCGCCGGCGTTCTGGTACGGCCAGGTAGTCGCAAACTCGATCAGCGCGGCAAAGAGCGAAGCGCCGAACAGCGCGATGACAGTGGGCCAGACCATTACCGTCGAGAGGTTCGCGTGAGCAATCTTTTCAAGCAACTGCAGCAGATCGTGCCGCGCGATCCGCTGCGCATCGGTACGATCGCCAGCGTCGACGCGACCAACGGCACCGTGACCTGCAATATGGCGAATGGCGGCCAGCTCACATTGCGCGGCACCGGCAGCGTCGACGACGTCGTCTATATCCAGTTCGGCCAGGTGCAGGGCACGCAGGCGAACGTGACGCCATTCGCCGATCAGGACGTCTGAACGGCTGAGGACGCCGCGCGCTATGCTCGCGGGATGGCAATCTCGCTCAAGCGCGCACCCGCCGGTGTCTGCGATAACTGCGGCCGATTCCTTTGGTGGCTGCACGCCGTCGACATGGAGTGCTTTCACTGCCATGCCGGCACGTTCATACACCGCGTCAAATGGGTGTTTTCCGAGTGCCAGTGCCGAGGCGGCGACCCGTTTTGTGCTATCTGCAGGGGCAGCGGCGTGGCGGCTGTGCGCGCAAAACCTTGATATTGCTGCGCCGCGCCACTATTATCTGCGGCTCGGCTGACGCGGTATCGGGATCCGGATTGGCTCTGGTAGGTAGAGCCCGAATCGAGCCCCCGCTACCATTTCCATATACTTTCCGGTGCCGCCAATCTCGGCGAATAGCTCACCGGCCTCTTCCTTCAACGTGATCGACTCTCCGACGAGCGCCTGCATGGCGCTGCGTCGTTCGGGGATGTCTTGCGCGTGCTCGAGCTGCTCGACCAGGTGACGCCAGTGATCGCGCGCGCGCGGGAGAAGTTGCGCGGGGCGATGATGGTGCTCGGCGGCGACCGCGGCCTTGCTTGCCTCGAGCTCGGCCTCGGCCGAGAGCAGCTCGGCGCGCGTGGTCGCGGTGATGATGCCGGCGCGCAGGGCGTAAACGATGTTGGCGTGCACGCGCTTGGCCGCGGCGAGGCGCGCGCGGCCCTGGGTGTCGTTCGGTGCGGCTTCGGCCAGGGCGGCCGCCACTGCGCGCTCAGCGCGTTTCCAGGCGGCGTCGCTGAGCAGCTCGTGCTTGATGCCGGCGAGCAGTGCGGGCTCTATCCGATCGCGCGCGACGAGCATGCGATTGGGGCAGACGGCCTCGCCGCGATCGCGCGATGCGGAGCAGCCGTATGCGCGCGCGTTGAGCACGACCATCGGACCGCCGCAGCTCGAGCAGCGCAGGATGCCGCTGAGCAGGTAGCGCGTTTCTCGGCCGCGGCCGCCGCGGCGCGGGCTGGCGAACTTGTCGCCCCATCGGCGGATCCGCGCTTGCGCGGCGTTCCACGTGTCGACGTCGACGATCGCGAGTTCGGGGCGATCGCGCACGATCCATTCGGATTCTGGGCGTTCCTTGCGCAGGCGCCGCCCGCTGTCCGGATGCTTGACGAATTTGCTGCGATTCCAGATCTGTCGGCCGACGTAGATCGGGTTGGCCAGGATGCCGATGCCGCGGCGCACGTCGCCGTAGATGGCCGACAGGCCCCAGCTGCCGCCGCGCGTCGACGGCACGCGCTCGCGATTGAGATCGGCCGCGATCGTGCGCGGCGACCGGCCGGCGATGTAGTCGGCGAAGATCCGCCGCACGACGGCCGCCTGGTCGACGTCGATCGACCTTTGTCCGGTCCCTGCCACCCGATAGCCGAAGGGAAGGCCGCCGGCGCTGGCGCCGGCTAATGCGCGGCCGGTGAGGCCGCGGTGAGTTTTCTCGGCGAGGTCGTCGAGATAGAGCTCCGACATGAGGCCGCGCAGGCCTGCGTTGACCTTGTGTCCTTTCGCCGCCGTGTCGACGCCGTCGCTGACGCCGATCACGCGCACGCCGGCGAATGTGAGGCGCTTGATGATCTTGCCGCATTCGTCCTTGTCGCGGCTGAGGCGCGATAGGTCGTCGACCAGGACGACGTCGAAGCGGCCGTCGCCGGCGTCACGCAACAACGCGCGATAACTAGGCCGGTCCTCGCGCGAGCCGGACATTGCGGCGTCAGTGTATACAACTGGACACGGCCAGCCCTGGCGATCGCAGAACGTGCGCACGTTGCGCAGCTGGTCCTCGAGGCTGGCGGCGCTCTGCAGCTCGGTGCTGAAACGGGCGTAGGCGGCGGGGCGCATTGCGCGCGACTCTACGCCGCTTTGCGCTTGACTGGCAATGTCGGGCGTTTCCCAGTGGGCGGCGGCTGCGCCTCGAGCGGCTGCAGCGTGCCGGCCAGGTGATCGCGCACGAGGCGGCGCGCGAGTGCATCGACGAGCGCCTCGATCGCCGGATGTAGCGATCGCATTTCGCGTTTCATGGCTTGGCTGCCGCAGCGAGTTTTGCGGAGAGCCGACATGCATTCGCGTGTGCGAAATGGCCGAGATAGCTGGCCAGCACTGCTCGGCGTCGCTCGCGGCATTCACGCGTGCGCATAGGCTTGCCTGCGAACGCAGCAAACGCGTGGCGAACCACGCGCCGGCGCACGCGCATATGCGTGGGGTAAACGACGTAACCTAGGAAATCAATGCCGGCCGATAATGGTCGCAGGCGAATTTCAGGCTTGAGCTCGAGGCGCAACTGCTCGTGCAGGAACGTAGTGATGGCGATCTGCCAGGCCTCGAGCTGCGCGCGATCGCGGTGGACCAGGACGAAGTCGTCGACATAGCGAAGATAGCGCGACGCCTTGAGCGTGTGCTTGACGAACTGATCAAGTGCGTCAAGGTAGACGTTGGCGAAGAACTGGCTCGACAGGTTGCCGATCGGAAGGCCGCAGCCTGGCGCGGCGTTTTCGAGGCGCTTGTAGGGCGGCACACGCGCGCGCTCGGCCGCCGTCGATCGATGCACGATACCTTGCGCCTGCACCGGCCGGCGCAGCAGGGCATGCATGACGTGTTGCACGCATCGCGGTGCATGATGCTTATGCAGGCGGCGCTTAAGCGCTGTGTAGAGCGTCGGCCGATGGATGCTGTTGAAGAAGTTGCGGATATCGAGCTGCAGATACCAGCCCCTGCCCTGGCCGCTATGCACCTGGTGCACGAAATGGCGCAAGCGATCCACGGCGGCATGCGTCCCCTTGCCGACGCGGTTGGAATAGCTGTCATGGATGAACGCAGGTTCGAACAGCGCCTCGATGCGCGGCACGAGCCAATGATGCACAACGCGATCGGCGAAGTCCGGCGCGTGGATCTGCCGCGCCTTCGGCCGTTGCGCGATGAAGCATGTCGCCGGTCGCGGCGACCAGGTGCCGCGGTTAATCTGCCGCTGCAGCTCGAGCAGGCCATCTAGCCAGTTGGTTTCGAACGCGAGCTGGTTTTCGCTCGGTACTTTGTTGCGCCTTGCGCTTTGCCAGGCGTCGTGCAGTTCGCGAAAGCTGACCTGTGCACCCCGATACTCACTGGCGCGCGCGGAGCGCACCGCACGGACGAACGCTGTGTTGTTCTGGTTGTTGACGTTGGCGTTGCCGTTGTTGAAGTTGACGTTCCATGCGTAGTCGGCCGGCGACGAGGCGTCGGGAGACAACGCTAACCCCCGCACTTGCGATCCGGCCGGGCATCCTTGGCGGTAGCGCGGCGTCGTCATGCGTTGGCCTCAGCGATCGAGGCGGCCGGGGTACTCAGTATCTGGGCACGCTGGTCGCGCGCGACGGCGCTGCCATCCTGACCCTTCGGGTGCTGCTTATGCCATCCGCCGACTTGCTTGCCGAGATCGCATGCGAGACGGGAGAGCATTTCGAATTGCGCGAAGCTGGCAAACGCCTTGACGCGGCTGCCGAGCTGCAGGCAGAGCTTCAGATCATCGACGACCCATACCAACTGCGCGATCCATCCGGCCTGATGTTTGCGATCGCGCCAGGCACGGTGCGCCAGGCGGCATGCATCCATCGCCTTCGCGCGCAGATCCGCGCCCACGGCGTATCTGTGATAGCGCGGAAACCGCCGAACGGCGAGCTCGATTTCGACGAGCAGGCGTTCGGCTAGTTTCACGATCGGCGGGAGACTGAAGCTCACGGCGTTATGCCAAAAGGCCGATTACTGACTGGCGCGCGCGGAGCGCACCGCACGGACGAACGCTGTGAAGTTCTGGAAGTCGACGCTGGCGGAGCCGTAGTCGAAGTAGACGAACCATGCGCAGCCGGCCGGCGACGAGGCGTCGGGAGTGCTCGACCAGTACCGGTCGTTTTTCGTCAACGGAAAGAATGCCGTGTCGATCGCCGGCGAAAAGCACGAGCGGTCAGCCAGGGCGAACAGTTCCTCGACGCTCGGCATGCGCCAGTCGGATTGCTCGCATAGTGTCAGCGCGGCGCATGCGGCCTTGGCATCGCTCCATTCGAGGTGTTCGTCGCCCACGTTCCCGGCGGTCCAGATCAGGCTCGTCGTGTTGTCGAGCACGGCGACCCACGTCGACGCGTCGTCGGCCAGCGGTGAGCCGGCGGAATCAAGTTTCGTAAAACGGTTCATGTGATCTCCCTTGGATTGGATGGCCAAAAGGCCGACTACTGACTGGCGCGCGCGGAGCGCACCGCACGGACGAACGCTGTGGCGTCCTGGTCGCAGACGCAGGCGCCGCCGCCGTTGAAGAAGACGTACCATGCGTAGCCGGCCGGCGACGAGGCGTCGGGAGTGCTCGACCAATACCATGACGATTCGGCCTTGAAGAACGCTGTGTCGATCGCTGGGCTGAAGCGCTCATAATCGACCAGGCTGAGAAGCTCCTTGATCGTCGGCAGGC